TAACTTCTTCGCTCATAATATATCAGCCCTATCTTCTTCTATAATCTTTTTGACTTTTAGAATGATGGACTTCTTTATGTTTTTGATTTGCTTGTACCCGGGGGCTCTGTTCTTTTCTGAAGTTTTGTATCCCATTTTTTTAGCTACTTGTTCTTCAGTTAAGTCTTCGACAAAGAGTAGATTGTAAACCTTCATTTCTATAGGTTTTAAAAATTTAGGTAAAATATTGTTTAATCTTTGTACAGACTTTTCAAAATCAAAATCTTCTTTAGCTACATTGCTTCTTAAATGCTCGTGATCATCTAGAGCTACTGGTATCTTTATGTCATGAGCTGACTTTTTGTTTCTCTCCCAATTTGAATACAATGGACAAGTAGAATCTTGTTTGTCGTATATGACGCATAAGTCATGCCCCTCTGAAGCGGCGCATTTAAGGCAAGGTTTTGCGTAGTTCCCATAGTTATTCCTGACTAAATTTTTAATTTGGTTGGTGATTATTCTATTTAACCAAGGAGCCAAGGGTTTATTGGGATCATACATGTCCCATTTTTTGTATATATGAAGTCTTAAAATTTGAGAGATATCATCGAAGTCCATCCAAGCTATAGATGTTAACTTCCACTTAGATTTTCTTTTTTTTATCTCTTCATTTATCTCTTCAATACAATCCTCAAATTGTCTTTTATTATTAGCCATTAACTATCAGAGGCATCCTCTTCTGATGGCTTAGGAAGTATTGAACCCAAGGGAACGCTTTGCTGCTTCCAAGACCCTTGCATTTCGAAATCTAATTTGTAAATGTTTTCGGGTACATGCAAATCTTCATCATCTTCGAAGTCTTCTTCCATTTCGGAATCTACTCTCCTTCTTGTAATGTTCTTCTTTGGCTTGGCCGCAATAGATTTACTTCCTAGGCTGGTCCCGCATGAAGAACAAAAAGACGGCTTAACGCCAAGGCTAAATTCCATAGCTGAGCCGCAAGTTTGACAGTATATCTTCATATTTTTGATTATATACACCAAAGAACTACAAATACTAAAAAAAGTGTATAAGTTATTATAGCTATGCCAGATAAGTTCAAATTTAAAACGGCGGAAAAGGTACAGTATGAGCTAATTTGGAGAAAGCCTCACGAAAAATACAACGCAGATGGACTATGCTGGAACCCAGAGCTATCAGAACCAAAAATAATGATAGACTCTAAACTCCCTCCACGTAGAGAAATAGCTGTATTAGCCGAGGAGCTTGCTCATGCTTTTTTTTGGGATAAAACTGAAGCTGAAGTCAGGAAGTTTTCTTCCGTCTTATCTCAATGTCTGTACAGAAGAGGATGGAGGAAAGATGGCTCAACTAAACGCTAATACCCCATACATACAATGTTATATTAGGAATAAATATATTCTAGGCTCAGAAGATGAAGGTTTAACGGAAGGCTATATATTTGGCGTGAAATCGATGATTAACAGGCCAATGCACTTCCACTTTCAAGCAAGTTTTGGGGCAGTGTTTTGGCAGATGCCGATTTCAGCTTTTTGCCATAAAGAAGAATATGACGCGATATCAGACAATGAAGAAAAAAGATTATCAATCCTACAAACATGGGATTGTCAGGATAATGATATCGCAGTTACAACATTCGGCTTTTTGCAAAACCGTCGCGTGGACGTATTCTGCCGCGACAGAGTATGGCGTTCTGGTAAGTATATTTTTACTATTGACGATTACGAGGGAGACCTTAATGAGCTTAATATTGGGTACGCTAACGACCAAGACTCAAAATGCTACCACTTTTTGGAACTGGATGATGGGAACTATGCCATACCCCCTAATAATCTTTTACGTTGGCATAACCCTGATTTTATTGTACCGTATCCTAAGGATGAACCCCCTAAAGTAAAAATATTTAACGAAGCGCTAACTTCTGAAGATATAGATAGATCATATGGAAATAGCCCATACTTTTTCTATAACCACTATCCAGAAGAGGATAAAATGCCTTCAAAGCCTAAAAAGGACTATATTTATGAATCTACATATAAACAAAATTCAGATGACGAAATACCAGAATACCCATCAGCGTAGCAAAAATTACGATATACTACCAGAAGATTTTGAAGGAGATGATTATACTATTTGGTTTTGGTGATGTGTAATATGGAGTATGGGGGAACTCCATGATTTAGCAATTAATGGTAATCTAAAGGGCGTAAGGAAAGCCCTTAGTAACAAAAAAGCCTTTCTAACTTTAGATAAAGAGCAAGGCTGGAGTCCTCTTCATTATGCAGCTAATTGCAGCAAAGCAAAAATAGTACAAGTAATCCTAGACGCAGGTATTCCTCCTAACATAAAAAGCAGGCCACCCGAAGGCCAAAAGCAAAACGATTGGAATCTAGCTCTAGAAGAAAATGAAGAGAACAAAACTCCAATAGTTCATCCTATGGATGTCGCAGAAGGACCACATCGAACTAAAATACTAAATAACCTAATAGCTAAAGGCGGAAAATTTTGCGCAGAAGATTTAAGCTTGCATCAAGCGGTTCAAATGCAAGATATAGATGAGATAGAATGCCTTCTTGAAGACGACTCTATAAAAATAAACGG